GGGTCAGCAGCGGATCAGAGCAGTCAGGGAAGTCGGTGATCTTCGTGTCACCGTTTTCCCAGCTGATTACGTTCATCGCGCATCCTTTGCCGCTACCGGATTCGTGAGATCCGACAGCGAGGCGGAGAGGGTTGGTGACCGTGTACTTGGTGCTCAGGGTGTGGGCCATGGTGGCCTCCTTGGCCGGTCGGCCGGTAGTGGGGAGCGGGGTTGCTTCCATGTAGGTAACTATACACACACCGTCACGGTAGGTCAATGGCTTATTGTGGAAAGTTTGTCGGCATTCCCCACCAAGCCCGCCACGCTCGCGGGCACGCTTAGCTTCGGCTTCCGTCATGGGTGGTCCTTGGCCCCGAAGTACAACGCTATCGGCGTGCAGTCAGCGTCCGACTCCATTTCTTCGTACTTGCACCGCTCGTCGTCGCCTTCAACCATAATCCCGCCGTGTGCTTTGCAATATTGGATTCCCAACACCTCCTTCATCACCTCAATCGGTTCGGCATCAGGGATGCACTCCTTGCACTCGTACCAGACGAGCCCGTGAATGCAGTCTGCTTCCATCACGTCAAGGTCAGTCACGCCGCCTCCGTGGCGGGGGACTCGGTGACCGTGTACTTGGTGCTCAGGGTGTGGGCCATGGTGGCCTCCTTGGCCGGTCGGCCGGTAGTGGGGAGCGGGGTTGCTTCCATGTAGGTAACTATACACACACCGTCACGGTAGGTCAATGGCTTATTGTGGAAAGTTTGTCGGCATTCCCCACCAAGCCCGCCACGCTCGCGGGCACGCTTAGCTTCGGCCTCCGTCATTGATCGAGAGCGATGTAGTAGGGCTCGCCGTCCACGTAGACGGTGACGCTGTAGGCCCTCGGTGACACGGTGACTTCCACCTGGTGCCGACGCTCGCCGGTCTTCGGATCTATGGCGTCGATCTTCACGCAGTCAGACGCGGCCCGACCTTCGCGAGCCTCGAACGTGAAGTGACGGACCTCGACGGTCACGCGTTCCGCTCAGACCAGGTTGGGTTGATGGCGTTGATGAACACCTCGACATTGTCCCAGTTTTCCCAGGCGCCATCTCCGGACCGGTCCGGTCCGGTCCGGAAGATGACGGTCAATTTCACCTGTCCGGAGTACGTCGATGGGTCGATGCTGTCGATGTCAATGTAAATCTCATCGTATTCATATTCCCCTGTGTCCATCGAGATCCCGAGGTCACGCACAGCCCACATGAATGCGTTACCTCGCTCGAAACTCGTCTCCCCGTACTTATCGTCCGTGGTCTCCTCTGACTGGGGGGATGGGTTTTCCGCGCACCATTTGTTCAAGGCCGCTTCAATCTTCACCGCCTTGACGTTCAGTGCGTTGGCGATTTCGGCGGTGGTTGCGGTGGAGTTCATGTAGGTAACTCTAAACACATACCGTCACAGTGTCAAGCACATTTATTGTCGCCAGCGAAAACAAATCTGAAATTACCTCTTGCGTCGCCCGTAACAAAAGATTACATTACGTTACATGCAGTTGAACCGTGAAGCGCTCAAGGCGATTCGGAAACGGTCAAACATCAGCCAAACGGCGTTCGCCGCAACCGCTGGGATTGACCGCCCGACCTACGCCCACATCGAATCCGGCCGCCGCCAAGCGACCGACTCCCAAATCATTGCCATAGCGGGGGCGCTCGTCGTTCCGCTCGCAGCGGTCGCCACCACCGTCGAGGTGACGGCATGAACGACTCCGACATCATGGGCATCAAGGCGGCATCGTGAGTTCATTCAACAATCTCAGTCGTGAGCGTTTCGCACGCATGTCACCGTTTCTAAGGTGTGAGGTACGCAACTCATACCGCCGCTGTCGTCGGGTCGGTATGGGTGTTATGGCTGCCAAGGTGACTGTCGAGACTTGCATTATTGCGGGCGTCGCGTCGAGCATTCGTCAAGCCGAAGCCGACGCAGAATGGCGCGCATCGTGACACTGATGACAGGCAACCAGGCCGCAGCAGACGATGGCCCCGGACGATGAGTACGCCAACCAAAATTGCGGAACACTTGGAAAGTGCCGCCGACCTGCTCGATGAGCATGGATGGTGCCGACTCAGCTTCGTCAACACCGACGGCGCGTATTGTACCATCAGCGCACTCAAAGCAATAGAGGGGGACGCCACTGCTGCACTGAATGCACTGTTGTATGATCCGAAGTTCGAGGCAACCCACGATGTCGTCTGGTGGAACGACCATGTCGCCAAAGACAAGCGTGAGGTGACTTCCACAATGCGTCGTGTGGCCCGCAAACTGCGTGGGGCGACACGATGAACTCCCGCTCGGTGATCGCCGCAGTGCGCGACATCGCCCCCGTGTGCGCTCTTTACGGGGCGTTACTCTTCGTCGGTTTCATGCTCGGGCCTTGGTAGCGTATCGGTAGTTACGCAAGTTTCATCTTGTATAACTTTCGATACGGCGCAGCGACCCGTGTCAATAGAATTTCCCGATCAGGTTGCAACTATAGGGAATAAGGTCTATCATTGAGGTTATGGGAAAGGGCAAACTGAAACAACGGGCGTGGAACGCCGACGACAAGTGGGCATTCACCCACTCCCGTCTCCGTGCCCAAACCCTCCCAGACAAGAAGAAAAAACAATCCCGCAAAACCTGTAGAGAAAAGGATAGATGGTAACAATTGACGAGTGGTTGCAAATCGGAGTAAAGAACAAGTGGTGTGGAGCCGCCGTATGTTCAACCCATGACGGCATCCCAATGTCCGAAGAGGAGGAAACCGACTGGGAAGCCGGGGCTGATCCCTGCCATTACATTCTTCGCCTCTACACATCCCCAGAAGAAGCCGATCAGATCAACAACCGGTTCTCGCCGTATAAATGGCGGTCGCCTAACGTTCTGGTTGAGCCGCGAGCCGACGAACCCCGCTGGACCTGACGCTACCGTTGGCGCACGACCTACATCCTTTCGTTGTTCGGAGCTAACGAAAGGATAACAGTGAGACGCTTTTGTTGATGGCTTGACCCCCGTACCTCACCCGAGGTCCATACCTCAGTGCGGCGGTGAGGAAAAGATTTTCTTGTCAAAGGTTGTGGAACATCGGAATAAGCTGTTTACTGTACTACATGGGATACCGCTACGACATCAAGCACAAATGGGAAACCGACTCATGGGTAGTCATCGACACGAAGAACCATGACCTAGAAACGCCCCACTGCTTCGACACCCGCGAAGCAGCACTCCTGAAAGCCACACACCTAGACAAAGGCTGGAAATGACCACAACGATCTCAGCAAACGACTACTACGATTCGCCAGAGTGCCGGGAGGCATTCAAAGAATGGCTGTCACCGGACTCAGGCACAAGTCGAGAGATTCTGGCGACCGCACAACAAGCGAGCGCCGGGCACGTCGCTCCGATCATGTTGAAAGTACCGGTTGCATCATGGTGCGAATACATCCACAACGTGTTGGTCGGCAAAGGCGAGCGCTACGAAGAACTGATTGATCATTTGATGGTCGATCTGCAGGAACTTTACGAGTCCAAGTACGGCTACCTCAGCGACGTCCAAGAGTGGCTGGCGGACGCCCACGCCGACATGTCTACAGAATATGCGGCTTGGACAGCGTGGCGAAACAATCGAATCTGACGGACACCACCGGGGCCACACAGACACCCGTAGACCCGCCAAACTCTGAATAACACAATCGACAAGTAAGAGTTGTGCAAACGTACGAAAAGTGCTAGTCTTGCCATATCAGACCCCCATCTGATACCCCCACACAAAAGAACCCTTGCGTTCCTCGACCCCCCGAGTTGAGCGCGAGGGTTTTTTTGTTCCTACGATAAAGTTTGACCGTGGACACAAACCTCTACCTAGACACATACGTACTCGTCATCGACACCCCGTACATCCCCGAAGAAGTCGCCAGCATCAAACGCATCAACGGTGCCAAATGGAACAAACGGTCAAAACTGTGGGAAGTACCGGTAGCCGAGATCGCTGCTGCACGAAGATTCGTCGAAACCTACGGCTACTCCATGACCGAAGAAGTTGCACGCCTAACCCTCCCACCGAAACCACACACCGAGAGCATCACCAGCGAAGAAGAAACTGTCTACATCTCGTTCCCCTACGAGCGCGTCCGCATCAAAGCCGTGAAGCAGGTGCCGGGAATCACTTGGGACCAGAAGCGCAAACTATGGGCAGCCCCGAAGACGTCCCTCGACCAGATCATCGAATGGACCAACAGGTTCGGGGTTGCTCTCCCACCGGAACTCATCGCCGAGGGCGACAAACTGCGAGACGGGCGCCAACAAATGCTGGAGGCGAGCCGATCCATTGGGGCCGATCTAGAAATCCCCGGCCTACAGGCAACACTGTTGGAATACCAGAAGGCCGGTGTTGACTACATCACAAAAGTCAAGAAAGGTTTCATCGCCGACGAAATGGGTTTAGGCAAAACCATCCAAGCAATCGCGGCCATTGAGAAGATGTACGCATACCCGTGTGTTGTGGTGTGCCCGCCGACACTTATCCTCAACTGGCAGAAGGAATACAGCCGCTGGCTGCCGCACCGGGACTGTCAAGTCGTCACGAGTCGCAAAGAGATACCAGAAAACTATGAGATCCTTGTCGTCGGCTACTCGAACATCGCTCATTGGGTTGAACAGTTGAAGGGAAAGAACGGCTACGTATTCGACGAGTCGCACTATTGCAAGAACTCAACCTCTCAGCGAACCACGGCAGCAAAGAAGATCGCAGGCGACGTCGCGGAAGAAGTCCCGGTAATCCTCCTCACGGGCACGCCAATCACGAACAGGCCAGCCGAGTACGCACCTCAACTTGGAATAATCGGACAATTATCGAAGTTCGGCGGCGAGTGGGGGTTTTACCGCAGGTATTGCGACGCTTTCCGAGACAGATGGGGACAATGGCATCTGGAGGGGTCATCGAATCTTGAGGAACTCAACGACCGTTTGAGGTCAACGTGTTACATCCGTCGCACTAAAGACCAAGTGTTGCCGGAGCTGCCACCCGTGGTACATGACCCAGTTGTCGTCGATGGTGGGGCTGTGGCTATGAGGGAGTATCGGAAGGCCGAGAGCGACATTGTTCAGTATCTTGTGAATAGGGCTGTGGAAATCGCTGAGGAACTTGGGGAGAACCCGAAGTCTGCTGCTGTTTTGGCACGTTTGAAGGCCGAGTTCAATCAGCATCTTGTGCGAATCAGTATTTTGCGTAGGTTGGCGGCGAAGGCGAAGATGCCAGCGATTGAGGAGTGGATTGATGGGCGTCTCGCTGAGTCCCGTAAAGTTGTTGTTGCGGCGCATCATCGTGACATCGTTGACATGATTGCGGGTAGGTATGGGGGCTGCAAGATTCAGGGTGGGATGGATGTTGCTGCTGTTGAGGCGGCGAAGGAGGCGTTTCAGACTGATCCTGATGTGAAAGTTATAGTTTTGTCGATTCAGGCGGCCAAGACTGGTCATACGTTGACGGCTTCGCAGGACGTTTTGTTTGTCGAGTTGCCGTGGACTCCGGCTGATGTTGACCAGACGTATAGTAGGTGTCATCGGATTGGGCAGAAGGGTTCGGTGACGGCGACTTACATGTTGTTGGGTGGTTCGATTGATGAAGATATTTACAAGCTGATTGAGATGAAGAGGTCTGTTGTGTTTCAGGCGACTGATGGTGGTGGTGGCGCGGTTGAGGAGGTGTCGGCATCTCAGCTGATAGTGAACCTGTTTGAAAAGCGGTCTTGACGGGGTGGGGTGATAGGTCGCAAGCTATCGTTGCGCGTTGAGCCGGTGGGCCGGGGCTATCAGCTGGTGTGGCTCACAGTGCATCATGGTGTCACCTCGGCGGGTGCTGCGTAAAGGCCACGGCAAGCGCTTTGTGTGTAGCTGCCATCATTATCCATGTGGTTCCATATGCTCCCCCAGCGTGTAGACATGACGCCGACCGGCTCGTCACAGTGGACACAAAGCATGGAGGGATTTGTGATACGGAACCATGTATCTGATGAGCGCCATGTGTAGGGTTCGCCAGACGCTTCGATAGTGATGAACGTGTCAGGATTGAGGGGGTCGATACCGACGAACGTTTCACCATCATTGATATTCCATTGTTCACCAACAATCAGGTCTCCGCTGACCATTTGATCTACGGTTACGTGTTCACGGTGCATCATGGTGTCTCTGCGGGTTCTGCGTAGGTGGTGTTGCGGCAAGCAAAATCGCCGCCGTCCGAGTGGCGCCATCCCGCACATGCGTACATGTCCTGCGATATCGGCTCGGAGCAGTGACGGCATAGTGTGGCAGGCTCGGTGAGGCGGAACCAGACGTGGACGGCGTCGGCGTAGCGGACTTGCAGCGTATTGTCCTCGTCCATCACGGCAAACTCGCCGCCATGATTGACTCGGCCAATAAACGTGTCCGACAGGTTTGAGGGCCATCCTGCGAGTGCGATCAGGTCGCCGTTGACCATCTGGTCGATGGTCACGACTTCACGGTTCATGGCGGTCATGCCGTCACCTCGGCTGGTGTGGCGAGTCTGGCGGCGCAACGAATATTGCCGTCGAGATGAACCCATTGGCTCACGAACTCGTCAAGGTCTCGGCGTCCGATTTCTTCGCCACACTTGCACAACGTGGCGGGCTTCGTGAGACGCTGCCAGACATCGTCAAATCTGACGGCTAGTCGGCCATTTTTGAGGGTTACAAACTCGGACGGGTTGGACGGGCTGATACCGACAAAAGATTCCGCTTCGGAGTCGATCCATACAGAGCGAGCGACCAGGTCGCCGTTCACCATCTCAGCGACGGTGACGGGTGTACGTGTCATGGCGGTCATTGTGTGAACGCCTGGAGACGAAGGCGGGCGGAGAGGGTGGTGATTGTCATGGTGTCACTTCGGTTGCGGGTTGGGGTGTGCGCGGGCTCAAGGTGTCGGTGTTCATGCGAGCATCGATTCGAGTGCTTTGAGCGTGACGGCTTCGTCTGCTGCGGGGGCGACATGGCTGGTGAGCTGCTCGAACAAGTCGATGGCCCGGTGCGTCAGGTTGAGTCGTTGGTCTGGTGTGTTGGCGGCGGCGGCGTAGGCGGCGTTGGCGGCGTTGGTGGCGGTGGCGGCGGCGTAGGCGGCGTTGGCGCCGTTGGTGTATCCGGCGGCGTAGGCGGCTTGGGCGGCGGCTTGGGCGGCGTTGGCGGCGTTGGCGGTGTAGGCGGCGTGGGCGGCGGCGTTGGCGTTCTCGCTGGTTGGATTATCAGCCCATGCCTCAGCAGCCAAGATCGCCGCATCATCCCTCAGGTCAGCGTTTAAATGCTGCACCTGCCGCGCTTGGTCGGCGGCAATCTTCACCCAAATCACCCGACGCTCAAGATTGGTAAGGTCAAGTTTCCCGGTGCCAACAGTGCGATGCCCTAGAGCCAAGACAATCAGCGAGCACGGAGCACACAACAGATCGCCGTCACGATGGTTGCAAATTGTGTCGTTGACACGTTGCACAATGCGGGTCAACAGCGGATCAGAGCAGTCAGGGAAGTCGGTGATCTTCGTGTCACCGTTTTCCCAGCTGATTACGTTCATCGCGCATCCTTTGCCGCTACCGGATTCGTGAGATCCGACAGCGAGGCGGAGGGGGTTGGTGATTGTCATGGTTGTTGCCTTTCGGTTGCGTGATGGGGTGTGGCGACGTTGGAGATGCATGAGACGCGCCCGGTTGCTTCATGTCGCCAAGTCCGGTCGGTGTCTTTCGGCTGATAGATCAACAGGTGACAGTAGGCACATCTCATGGTGTCACTTCGGTTGCGGGTTGCGGGTTGACAGCAATATTTTCGAAGGTCGTCAAGAGTGCGACGACGGCGACGAAGGCGGCGACAGCCAAAGCGAGTGACGCTGCGAACCGTACCAGTGCGGTCGGCGAAGCCCCGTCGATCAGCCAATAATCGGTCATCGGTTCTCTCCGTTGACGAGCTTGGAGATGTACTGCTGGCCGACACCGAAGCGTTCCGCTAACGAACATTGGGTTAGTTTCTTGACTCGGTAGGCGTGGCGGATCTCGGCGACCTCGCTGTCCGTCAGCTTGACCCGTTGATCGGTTGGGTTGATACCCATCAGAGGCCGTCCGTCAGGGCAGCAGCGGCGATCATGGAAACGGCGGAAGCGGCAATCATGGTGTCTCCTTCGTTGTCAGATGAGTACCGTTACCGGTACGGTTTTGGCTTCGGGCTTTACGTTGATATTTGCGTTCAGCTATCAGGCAGGCTTCGCAGACTGTTTCGTTGTGGCGGCGGTGTCTGAGTGCTGCCGATCTGGTGCCGCATGGTTTAGGTGTGCGTGGCGGCCCGCCTCGCTTGGCATCCCGATATTTACGGGAACGCTTCGCTTCAGCGACTGTCATGCTTCGCGCTCTGCTCTGCGACGCTGCAAGTCGATGCGGCGGGCTTCCTCAAATGCGCGTTGAGGGGCGGCTGCTGCTTCGGCCGCTGCTAGTTCCGCACGGGTGGTCGCTGCCATGCCTTGCTGCCAGTTGTAGGCGTTGTCGTTTTCCATGCCCCCATCTAATCACATACCGTCACACCATGTCAATAGGCCACGTCAGGTTTGTTCTGCGGATCCGGTACGGGTGTAAATTAAGACTGGGCACGGTTTGAATAGAGCAGTATGGGTGTAGGTTGAGAGCGAGCAAGCCGGGGATCAACAGGTGCGGCCAAGGCCGTTACCCCGGCGCACGTCACCGACGTGTCCAGCGCTACACCGGCAACGGTGCATGTGGCCTACTCGGGCTAGGTGAGATCAGGCGTCGGGCAGACGTGCCCGACGCCCTCACTGAGCTGGGTTCCAGACGAGAGCGGGGTCGCCACATATCGTGCAGCGCTTACTTTCTGAGCCGATCCAAGCGAGGTGGTGGCAGAACCATCTAGCGCCACATGATTCGCATTGGATGTGCCCAGTCTCAGAGTCATGCCAGAACGAGATCATCCCACCGTCACCGGGTATGCGACGCCACCAGGAACGAGCGTGTGGACAATTGCCCCGCCGCAGCCAGCGAATAAGTCAAGAGCTTTCCTCATCGCCGTCCCACGTGTGGATGGCGTCGGATTCTCAGGAGGCAGAGAGCAACCTCGCCTGCCACCCGCAACCTGCTCAGGCGGACACCGTGGGTATGGCCGCAGCAAGGGGAATGCCGGAGCACCCAGCCCTCGGGTAGCCCGCCAGCCGCTCCCCAGTCTTGCCATTCCGGTCGCACCATCATCGCCGTCCGTCGCAGGCTTCATGGCGTTCGCAATGCACGCAGTGGTTCTTCGTGTCTTCTCGATTGGTGGTCATGGTGCTGGCCTTTCGGTTGCGTGATAGGGTGAGATCTGAAATGACAAAAAAACTTTTATACACTCTAGGCCTACCCCTCGTACTGGGGATAGCCGTCTGCGTTGCTGTTGCGGTGTTTGTACGCATGTTGTATTATATCGAGGCCCAAGATTTTGACGACGACGTTTGGGAAGATCTCGACGACGACTAGGACGACCCTGTTCGAAAACTGTTGCGTTATCGCAATAGTTTCGGCAAGTTAGCTAACGGGCTTTTCTCGTTTCGGGAGGTCCGAATACGGGATCGCCGCCGGAGCCTCACCGCAAAACCAAGTGGCCGCATTCGACTCCGCAAACGCATTGCAGTAGCGGCAAGTGATTAGAGGCGGCAGAGCCTCAGCAGCTTCAGAGTAAACATCCTCATACCTGAAGTTGTGCCACGAATGGGACTCAAGATTCTTACGGCGTTGATCTGCTGAGCCTTCAAATCGTGGTTGAAAGCAAAGGATTCGGGCCCAAAATCGAGACATTACGGGGCTGTTGACGCGTCGGCATCCAGCTGAGGATTGTCCGACTCCCAAATCTCGTCGATAATCTTACCAACATACCGCCTACGCAGGTTCCACATCTTCTTTTCCATCTCGCTCATAGCCATCGTGCTGCGTGCCTTGTACGAAATGTCGGCATCGAAGGTGCTATGACGCTTAAACATTGCGTTGTGAAGTTCGTTCGAGTCGAACAACATGTTGGTAATCCAGTCGGCGCGGGCGTCGATCTTTAACACCAACTCGGCCATACCTTTAGTCCCGAATTCTGCGTAAACCCGGTGAACCAACGTGTCGCAGAGGTGGGAACGGTAGACATCTTCGATTCCTGCGGAGCCAGACATGAACTCTCCGAGCATTTCAATCAGATCTTCACGACTTGGTCCGGAATCATCATCGAGCATTGGTTCCCCTTCCATCCGTTGTATTACATTGTAATACGAAAGTTTGTCAAATCAACGAAAGGACTGCTTGTTGTGCCACATACTTCTTCTTCGACACCCAAGAGTTCTGGTCCATGGACGCCGCCGCACGGTCGTCAGCCCCAGCTTCTCGATGATGGTCAAGGTACTCGCCAATAGCGTTGTAAGTCGACCATCCGTTCATACCGTACCCGCCTGCGTTCTTGCTACTCAAGTAAAGGCCGCGAACACGCATTCCAAGTTCGTCATAGTTTTCACGTTGACGCTTCGAGAAGTCGGGTCGTTCAGGGAAGACGGCGCCGAAAACTTTGTCGAACTCTCGGCTTCCAACCGGTACTGGGATCTTGAGCATTTTCTCGGCAGTTTCCTTGAAACCTCTCGCCCAATCTGAAGAGATCTTCAATACGGAACCAGCCTGTTCAATAGCGGACTGCTGATTGCGTGTGTGGCGGGCGGTGAATACCGACTGTGCTTGTTCGAGGGCCATGATGACCGTGTTGAGGCAGACGGCACGAAGGCTTGTGTTGGCGTAGGTGATCGGAATCTTGCCGTCATGTCCGTTTCGGACTAGGAGGTAACGCTCAATCTTGTCGTTCACTCCCAGCGGGTCAAGGATCAGGGAGCCGAGGTTGATGGAAGCGAAGAACTCCTTGCCGTCTCTGAGCACACCTGCGGTCTCAACGAGTGCTTCGCCTTCGGAAGCCCCGACGACGTCCATGGCCCGTTGAAGAGATTCCTTGTTTTGGGTGACGACGTAGCGGGTGCCTACTGTGGAAAGACCGTCGAACGTTCCGTCGGTATTGACTCGTACTGTTGCCCGTGAGTCGTCGATGATGATGGGGGTGCCGTCAGGGTTGAGGATGAAGTTGCCGTCGTTGTCTACTGCTGCGACTTTGGTGGTTACGACATCGAAGTCGGCCATTGCTGCGGTGAGCATGGTTTCTACGGATTGGAGGCCGTTGACCTTCGTTCCAAGTTTGTGCCATGGGGCTTCACCGGCGTATGCCATGCGTGCTGTGCCGTTTTTGATTTCAAGATTGTGGGTCATTTGGTCTTGTCCTTCCTATCGCCTTTAGATAAATCTAGCATGGAGTTTTCGTTGAGGACGGCGTAGACCCAGACTCTGGACATTTTTATTTCACCGGAGATGAGCTGTACCGCTTCTCGGAGTTTCAGAACGCCGAGCCGGGTCATGTAGATGACAGCCCTCTTCTTGTCGTTCTTGCTGAGGTGACTGAGTTGCATGCCGTAGAAGTGGTCGCTGGTTTCAGCGACGATCACTTCGAAAGCGTCATTCAGGTTTGTGATGGTTCTTGTGATGGTTGCCACGAGTCAAACGATACAGGCATCTGACAGAATGTCAACTCACATGGACCAAGGTCTCCAAGGATTACTGCCACGCTCGACGCCGTAGTCGTAGAGAGCTTTCGCTGCACGCAGGTTCACTGCGGGATCATGAAGGTCGGAACAGACACCATTGGGCAACAGTCCCGGGTAAAACGTTTGCAGGTATCCGTCCGGGTTGTACTGGGACGGACGACACCAGAACCCGTTGATCTGAGTGAGGCCTCGGCTCCCATCAGAAGTGGGGTCGGCTTGGTTCCATGCGTCCGGATTGCATCGGCTTTCACGATACATAATGTATCCCAACTTGGACAGAGTGTCTTCGGGCCATCCGGCCTCACGAGCAAGGTCGATCCATTCCCAACACATCTTGTCGGAACCATGTTTGTACGGCTGAACACCGGAGTCCGGATGGCTCACTTCTTCGGCGGGCAGCGTCGGAGTGGGTGCCGTTCCCCGGCTCAACAGAATTGGCTTCGGCGGAACGGTGGTGGTCGTCGGCGGAACGGTAGTCGTTGTTGGACTGGTAGTCGTCGTCGGACTGGTAGTCGTCGTCGGAACGGTAGTCGTCGTCGGAACGGTAGTCGTCGTCGGAACGGTGGTCGTCGTCGGAACGGTGGTGCTGGTCGTCGTCGTTGCGACCTGTTCGACCGACTTCTCAATAGGGTCCGCCGGGGCTGACGCTGCGGCGATACTGATGGTTACTGTCGCTGCGATTGCGGCGACCATTATATAGATACGGGTTTTTCTCATTGAATTACTCCTTTGGGTGCGTTGCCGGGCATGGCATGGCCACACAGGGTTCCGTGTGGGGTACTCCTATGTTACCAAAGGGTTACGGAAAAGCAAGTCACTCGTCAAGAGTCTCGGCAACTTCGAAGCCTTCGGAGTACTCTACAAGCCAATCCTCAAGAGCATCAATGTCCAAAGGCTTCATCTCGACGATGAGTGCCCCGTCCTCAGAAATCCCGATCGGATTGATATCGAGAGACGCCACTATCATCGAGGCGAAATCTTCAGCTTGGACATGAGCCTCCTTCATAAGCTCTTCGTTTTCTTCGTCCGGCAAATTCGTCGTCCAGTAGCCGAGGTTCGTGAGATGCTTGAAGATGGAAACTCTCGCATCGGGTGAGTCAAATGTTGTCATAAGTGAGGAGGATACAGTTAAAGACGCTACACTCCAACTCTCGGTCACCATCTGGTGGCCCGTATCGGGGGCAAGCCCTCGGAAAGCAGGCAGAAATGGCAGGATCAGAAGTCACGCTGATCGGGAACGTCACCAACGATCCCGAACTCAAGTACACCGCACAAGGAGCAGCGCGACTAGCGTTCTCCATCGCGGTGAACCACTACTGGACCGACGCCAACGACGAGAAGCAGGAACGCACTTCCTTCTTCAACGTGGCCGCATGGCGGTACCTTGCAGAGGACGCAGCAAACGTCCTTGAAAAGGGTGTTGGTGTCATCATTCAGGGCCGTCTTGAGCAGCGCACATGGGAAGACAACGAGGGCAACAAACGGTCGAGCATTGACGTTCTTGCCAACCACGTCGGACTTCAGGTTCGTTCGGTCGAGTCCTTCGAGCGCAAGCGCCGCACGGAGGGTGATAAAACTGTGTCGCCCAAGCGTGCAGCATCACCTCGAAACGCGGCACAGGACGACGAACCGTTCTGATAGAATCTGCACGGCGGTAACGCCGGGCATGGCAAAACCCTCCGGGATACATCACCCGGGGGGTTTTGTTTATCCGGGGACAGAAACACCCGTGGAGTAAGGTGGCCAGATGACCACGGAGCACCGCAAAGCGCCTAGACGCCAGATCAGGGAAATCTCCCGTGTCGGCGGGTGGGGAAACGTGAAGTACCACCATCTCCTTGAGTGTGGACACATCGAAGTGCGGGCCCGTGCATCCTCAGCCCCGAAGTTGGCGTGCGTGGTCTGCTTCAAAGTTGACAAACTGGACCACGAACTAAGAAACCTTCCAGTCGCTGAAGAAATATCCTTTGAAATTATTGACTTCGACGCTGAGGTCGGCAAGGATGAAGTCCGCATCAGTCGGATGACCGCAACTATCGCTCAAACGTTCGGTATTCCGGTTGATGCCGTTAGTATCCAGACCGCATTCATTGGAGGAAGGCTCCGGGTGCGATCTGCACACATATTTTTAGGTGCACACGACGTCGAAAGACTGGGGGAAAAATGAACATCAGCTATCCACCCGAGAGCGGGGAATGCTCAGGGAAGCCAACCGAATGGTGGTTCCCGCTAGTCCACAATGGTGTCGCCGTCAAGCGCTTCACCCAAATGGCGAACAAGCGTCGAGCAGTCGCAGTCTGTAACACATGTTCGGTGAAAGAGCAGTGTCTCGACTACGCGCTGGCAAACGAAATGTACGGTATCTGGGGCGGCAAAGACGAACGTGAACGTGGTGCGATCCGCCAGAAACGAGGAGTCCCGCCGATTCGTGTAGGGGCGACCGTTGTACCGCAAGTCGTACCGCCGGGGGTCTCGCCGAGTGTTCAGTCATACAAGTGAGTTCCTTGGACGACTCTCAGGCGTCGTCAAATCTGCCAACGGGTGGGAAGCTCGATGCCCGTGTCGTCAAGACGACCGCAACCCGTCGCTGTCCGTTCACGAGAACGACGATGGCCGCATTCTTCTGCATTGCCATCGCGGCGGCGGCTGTGAAAGCGCAGAGATTTGTAAATCCGTCGGCTTGGATGTAAAAAATCTGTGGCCGAAAGAAGATCGCAAAGTTGATGGTGTTGACTACCCAAAAGTGGATAAACCGAAACTGAAGTTCGTCGCAAAGTACGAATACCGTGGCTCCGACGGCACACTGCTGTTCGAGAAAGTCAGATACGTTGAGCCTGACGGTCGAAAGACGTTCCGGCAACGGAAGCCTGACGGGAGCGGTGGCTGGACATACAAGTTGGGTGAGACACCAAAAGTTTTGTACAACTTGCCTGCTGTCTTGGAGGCTAAAGCCAACGGCGAAACAGTGTTTTTGGTCGAAGGAGAGAAGGACGCAGATGCTCTCATCAGGTTGGGTGCTGTAGCCACAACCATGCCCGGGGGGGCAGGTAAATGGCTCGACATACACACTGAGGCTCTTGCCGGTGCTGTCGTGGACATCATCATCGACAATGACGAACCCGGCAGACGGCACGCCCATCTTGTCTACGGAATCCTCGTTGAGGCAGGCTCCGATGTTGCAATCTGGAAATGTGGAGAGTCAAAAGACATTTACGATCACATCGAAGCAGGACACAGCACTTCCGACCTTGCTCCAGTCCCGCCGGAAGACCTTGCTAGCGAGTTCGAGGGACAAACAGTTGAACCGGAAGAACAGCCGGAAGACGGCGAAGAACCTGAGGTAGTCGAACAGTCGTCGGAGGAGAGGGCGATACTCAAGATCACTGAACTGCTCGCGTCGGGGAAGAATCCGCGGCACATCCTGAACAAGGTTGCCGATCTCGCACTGTCCGCCGATGACTCTAGTAGCGTATTTGACACAGGCAAACTTGTCAACTGGTCGGATTTCGTTGACGAAGAAGTGGACGATTCGTACGATTGGCTCATCCCGGGCCTTTTGGAGCGGCAGGAACGAGTCATGATCGTCGCCGCAGAGGGGGTAGGTAAGTCCATGCTTGCACGACAGGTCGCAATCTGCTCTGGGTATGGAGTGAATCCGTTCACCTTTCAACGGATGCCGAAGATTCGGACGCTGACAGTTGACTTGGAGAACCCTGAACGAATCCTCCGACGCACATCGACGTCAATAGTTGGAGCTGCGCGTTCGATGGGGTATGAGAAGAAGGGTGATGTCCATCTTGTTATCAAGCCGGATGGACTGAACTTGCTGTCTGCGACTGACCGATTGGTGCTTGAGCGGCACATCGAGGCCGTTGAACCCGATTTGTTGGTGATGGGGCCGATCTATAAGGCTTATATTGACCCGGGCAACAAAACGTCGGAAGCGGTTGCTATTGATGTGGTGAAGTATCTTGACCGTATCCGAACTGTTTATGGGGTTGCGTTGTGGCTGGAACATCATGCTCCGCTCGGTCAATCTATGGGGTCCCGGGAGTTGCGTCCGTTCGGTTCGGCTGTGTGGTCTCGGTGGCCGGAGTTTGGGCTTGCCTTGCAGCCTGACCCGACGGCTCATGCGTCGTATGTGTATGACGTGAACCATTTCCGTGGGGCCCGCGATGTTCGTGCGTGGCCTTTGCAGATGACGAGAGGGAAGAAGTTTCCGTTTGAAGTCTTGGAGTTCATGAAGGTTTAGTAGCATTGTTGTATGAGTGATGATGGAAAATCCCTGACCCGAGAGTTTCTTGCGGAGCGTGATCTGCGTATCTTCAAGATGCGGCAGGCGGGAGTCCCGGCGTATGAGATCTCGAAGCGGTTCGGGGTGTCTACGAAAGTTGTGGGGAGGGCGATTAATCGTCAGTTGGAGAGACTGAACCGGGAGGCGTTGATGGCCTACCCTGAGGTGTTGAGGCTTGAGTTGGAGAGGCTGGATGCGCTTCAGTCGGCGATTTGGCCGATGACTCAGCACAGGCGGGTCACTCTTGATGACGGACAGGAAGTTTCTGTTGAGCCGGATATAAAGGCGATTCAGCAGGTGTTGTCGATCATGGATCGGCGATCGAAATTGCTCGGGATGGAACAAAACAATGTTTCTATCCAAATGGATGTGTCAACCAATGTTGATGCACCTATACGTGCTGCGATGGCGAGTGAGGTGCATGGTGGTGCTGCGGCGATTGATGCTTTCGACCCGAAGATGGAGGCGCGTCAGTTGTTGGAGTTGATGGCTCGATCTGGAGTGCTTCCCGTGGAGGATGTGCAAAAAATGCTTGGTGAGGGTGACATCGTTGATGCTGAAGTTGTCGAAGTGTCCGTGGATGATGCTGACTAGGGGTAATCTGAAACCATGAGTGAAGAAATCTACGAAATCGACAACATCGAGGCGGCAATGGACAAAGTTGTTGAAACGATGGATATGACGATCGCCGCCCGACCCAAAGAGGAGGAGGAAGCAGACGCTCCTGCATCCAAACAGATCCTCATTCGGTCAACAACGACTGAGCATGAGCGTTGGAAGCGGGCGGCCGAAGTTCAGGGAATGAGCATGTCTGCTATGGTGAGGCAGCTTGTGAATGGTCACGTTCAGGACGTTTTGGACTGTTCCCATCCGACGAACATGCGTCGTTGGTATCCGTGGGCGGAGTTTTGTCTGAAATGCAACAGTCGTCTCCGTGGATGAAACGTTTGCGCCTGAACTGGTAGCCCATGGCTTATGTCTGTTGCTCGGGCGCTGTCATCCGTAGGCAAAACTTTACCGCTTATCGTGCCCAACCATCCATAAGTGGCAAGTATTTGCTCATCTGTAGGGATGCGGCTGCCGGCATATTGGTAGTCCCGGTGTTGTGTGCCGACTGTGACGGCTGGTATGGGGACACGTCAAGTCGATTACGAAGAAGCGTTGCTTTCCCACACAGAGTCAGGTAACCTGTTGACATGATCGAATATCATGAATCCGCTCGACTGACGGTCCGCGCAACCGACCGGAAGGACGCGACATGAGCGACCAGCAGGTTGTGTTACCGGAAGCTGTGGCCCGAAAGATGTTCCCGGCAGACAGCAAATGGCTGCTACCGAACGATCCGCCGTCGATCACGTGGCTGGCAGGCTGGGTGAAATGCGAGCAGGATTCGTGCTATGGCGGATGGGTCGGGCTGCAACCAGGAGACAGCACGGAACATTGCGAACACTGCAACGGCCTCGGCTATCCGCCTGTCGTTGAGATCGTCAGCCAACATCTTGGTCATCGTCGGGCTGTCCCTGAATTGGGGATTCAGCAGAACGTTGTCATCACCGTGCACGGTCGGCTTGCACTCGGGACGCCTGTTGCAGTCGTGAGCGAGGTGGTTGATAGTGAGTGTGTTGCGATTGGAGGCAACGGGTATTACCACCTACCCGAGTATTGCGGACACCCCAGCGACGCATACGACATCACCGACGCTGTTGCTGGCACGCTGGTTCCCGGCGGCGTCGCATACCCGTTGACGGTGGTGACATGACGACAGACCAGAGGGTCCAGCAGTACGTGACCACGAAATGCGATCACAGAGAACGCGTGGCTTGCACCTGCTGGTCGTGTGGCCCAGCCGACGATCCCGTATGGGTGTGCCGGTGCGGGATGGAGTTCGATAAGAAGGCGCGACAACTACGGAAGAACAACAAATGATGCACGACGAGATCATGGCCGACATCAACGACCGCATAGACCGGGGCATCATCGCTTTGGGTGGGCGGAGCGGTAGAGGAGACTCACTTCGCGATCGAGGAAAGGTTGACGGGCTGAAACTCGTCAAGGACTGGTTGCGGAGCTACGAAGGTATGGACATGGAAACGAGCGAGCAATGACGACAGACCAGAGGGTCCAGCAGTACGTGACCACGAAATGCGATCACAGAGAACGCGTGGCTTGCACCTGCTGGTCGTGTGGCCCAGCCGACGAT